GCTGACGGCAATGAATTTTTTGTAGGTAATGGTTTAGCAGTAAAAACATACGCAACTTAAATTATTATATATAAATAGTATTAATAAAACTTAACGGAGAATGAAATGAATAATGAACTTACAATCCAAGACTTAGCTGTAATGAGGTCAATCATTGATGCGGCAACTCGTGGTGGTGTATTTAAAGCACAAGACTTAAGTGCTGTTGGTGTAGTACATGATAAACTCAATAATATTGTTGAGGCATTTATAGAAAAGAATAAAGAAGAACAAACTGAAAGTGAAGCAGCTACTGAAGAAGCAACTGCTTAATAAAAAATGTTTTTTGTTATGTCCTGCTAATAGAGAGGATTTAACATGGCAGCTAAGAAGTTACAAGCAGATTCCAAATGGAATGATTTAGACGCAGATGGCGATGGAATTATCACTGATGAAGAAATGGCGCGCGCAAAAGAAATAGCTCAGTTCGAGCATGAACAAGCTAAGATGGAAAACGAAGATAAGAAAGAAGATCAGATTCGTGCAATGGCATGGTTTGCTCTTTGGGGTATGCTACTTTATCCGGTTCTTATTTTAGTTACATCTTTAATTGGTGTTGATAGTGCAGCTGATATTATTGGCAATATTGCACCTACATATTTTGTAGCTATTGCTGGTTTAGTTGCAGCATTCTTTGGAGCACAGGCTTATACTAAAGGAAAATAAATATGCCTTCAAGAGGTCAACAGTTAGGTAAATTACTTAATCCTACAGGTGATATAGTAGAAACATCATTGCCGCCTAAAATTGAAACATTTTCTCAATCTGTATCTAATACGGGTAAAATTGAAAAGGCCGCTTTAGGTAATGATGTTTCTACAATCGAACAAGTTTCTGATATATCTTTGTTAACTGCATCAGGAAACTCTGTTGGAGATCAACGTGTCGTAGGGAATAATCTATATATTTGGAATGGATCAGGTTGGTATAGAATAGCATTAATAAATGAAACTCCTACATGGGATGTAGGTGGTCAACCAGAAGAAAATTATATTTTAAGCTCAGATAGTCTACAAACAGCTACAACAATTACTCTTGCAGCTACGGATCCAGATGGACTTCCTATCACTTATTCACATGTTACAGGTGGATCTATGGATTCAATGGCAACAATAAGCCAAGATTCAAGTGTATTTACAATTACTCCAAAAACTGAAGCTCAGTTAGATAGTGAAGCTGGTCCTCATACTGGGACAATTACCTTTAGAGCAAGTGATGGTGTTAATATTTTACCTTATGTTTCTAGTTTTACTCTTACATTTACAGCTCCTACTCCTGAATGGGATTCATATTCTCTTACAGGCGATACACTTAGACAAAACAGCGCGTTTAGAAGATATATGGGATCAGTTGTTGAAATGAGTGGTAATGGAAGATATGCTGCAGTTTCAAACGGTATGGATCCATATAGCAATAGTACTGTGCAAATTTGGCATGATACAGATGGTAATGGTAGTTGGACTTATCAAACAGAATATTCTGAAGGAAGTAGTAGCGATTTAGGGTCTGATATGAGTTTTGATGATGAAGGTGAAACTCTTGCAGTTGGTAGATCTGGTCAAAATGCGGTACGAATTTACACTAGATCAGGATCCACCTGGTCATATAACCAAGAACTAACTGGATCTAATAATTTTGGTTTGGCTTTAGCCATGTCAGGCGATGGTTTAGTGATGGGTATATGTGAGCCAGCATATAATAATAATAGAGGTCGAGTTTTATTTTACGCTAGACCGGATAAATCTACTAATTGGTCTTCAACTCAAACCTTAAGTAGTATAACGGGTCTTACTGCTAACAACTCGTATTTAGGTAGAGCTAAAAGTTGGCGAACAAACTATAGTAGTGGTATGGAAATGAACACAGATGGTACAAGATGTATTATATCTTGTACCGGTTATAATAATAGCGCAGATAGCCGAGCGTTTTTAATTACTAGACCAGACACTAGTACTAATTGGACAAATAGTTCAGACTATATAAAACGTTATCATCATACTACAGAAAATATGGTTTCTGATGTTTCTATCTCCGGTGATGGAAACACTGTAGTAATTGGTAGCCATATGGCTACCACTGGACAATTTAGGATTTTTGATGTAACTACTCTTCCTGGTACAGCCACTATATCGCCAACACAAACTATTTCATTTTCAAACTTAAGTTCATCAGAAAAAGGTACGTGGAACAATTCTTATTATTTTGGTTCAAGAGTTTCAACCAATAAAGACGGAAAAACTATTGTTACATCAGGATTAACATATAACGCAAGTTACCTTGCTGGAATGGGATCTGTATATATTTTTAGAAAAAATGATGGTACAGGTCTTTGGGAATGGAAAGCTGTTTTAGAGCCTAATCCAACAACCAGTGAGGATGGGTTTGGTAGTGATATTGATATATCATCTGATGGCACTCATATTGCGGTTGGTGAACATTATAGCAATGACGGTACTACTGAAAATGGTGTATTCTATATTTACAAAGCAACTAGCTAATATTCCCTATCCTCAACTAATTACTCTTTTATTATAACATTTTTTTAAACCTTTGTAAACAAAAAAATAACAATATTTAGTAATTTTTTTGAAAAAAATAGCTTATATAGCTATTTACAAAAACCTTGTAATACTATATAATAGTACCAACAAATAAAACAATACACAAAACCGCACTTCATTACAATACCATAATTTTAGTTAGTTATGGTATAGTATTTTTTGTGCTCCGAGAAAGAAAGATGCCCATGTTATTTCAAGAACAGATAGCCAGAAAACCAGACCTATATCCTTGGACAAAAGATTTTATTGAAGCAATTTGGAAAGGGTTTTGGACCCCAGAAGAATTTAACTTTAGATCAGATTACTCACAATTTAAAACAGATTTAACACCACAGGAACAGGAAATAGTTGTTAGAACTATGTCGGCTATCGGACAAATTGAAATAGCAGTTAAATCATTTTGGGCTGAAGTTGGAAATAATCTGCCACACCCATCTATTAAAGATTTAGGCTTTGCTATGGCAAATTCTGAAGTAATTCATAATATGGCTTATGAAAAGATTCTTGATGTGTTACATCTAACTCATGTATTTGAAGAAAATTTAAATGTAGAAGTTATTAAACGTAGAGTAGATTATCTCCGTAAATATAATAATAAAGTTTATGCAGACGATAAAAAGCAGTATATCTATTCTATTATGCTCTTTACATTATTTGTAGAAAATGTGAGTCTGTTTAGTCAGTTCTATATAATTATGCACATGAATAGAAATAAAGCAGTAATGAAAGATTGTGCACAACAAGTACAATATACACGTAATGAAGAAATGTTACATGCTCAAGTAGGTATTAAACTAATTAACACCTTGCGTGAAGAATATCCAGACTTGTTTGATGAAGAATTAGAAGCGAGAGTGAAAGAGGAGTGTATTGATGCACTAAAAGCAGAAAGTAAAGTTATTGATTGGATTATGGGAGATTATGAAGTAAAAGGATTAAGTGCAGATATTCTTAAATCTTTTATTGCAAAAAGAATGGCAGATTCTTTAGATCAAATAGGTTTTGATAGTAGTGAGATTGTATATGATCAAGATCATGTTGATGAAACTTTTTGGTTTGATGAAGAATTATATGGCGCAAATATGACTGATTTCTTTCAGAAAAGACCTGTTGAATATGCAAAGGGTCAAGGTATATCTGCAGATGATTTATTTTAATGGAGAATATTATGGGGTTTGAGTGGGCAAATGAAGACTCTCGTACTTTTTTAAGTAGAGGGTATATAGATGGAAACATGACTGTCGAAGAACGTGTAAGGATTATTGCATGGACAGCAGAGAAAATTTTAGATAGAGAAGGCTTTGCTGATAAGTTTTATGATTATATGAGTAGAGGATTTTACTCTTTGTCTTCACCAGTATGGTCAAACTTTGGCACTAAAAAAGGTTTACCTATTTCTTGTAATGGTGTTTTTATTAATGATAATATGGAATCTATTCTAAAGAAAACAGCAGAAGTTGGAATGCAAACTAAAATGGGTGCAGGTACTTCTGGTTATTATGGTGCACTAAGAGCAAGAGGTGAACCAATTAAGAGTGGTGGAACAGCAGATGGTCCAGTACACTTTATGAATCTAACAGAAACCACAGTAGATGTTGTCGCTCAAGGTAACGTTCGCCGAGGGTCCTTTGCTGCATATCTTGATATATCATCACCTGATATTATGGAGTTTCTTGACGCTCGTGAAGAAGGTTCATCTATCATTAATATGTCACTAGGTGTTTGTATTGGTGATGACTGGATGCAAGAAATGATTGACGGCGATCCGGATAAGAGAACTGTTTGGGCTCGTGTTCTCCGTAAACGTCGTGAGTCTGGTTATCCATATCTGTTCTTCAAAGATACCGTAAATAAAAATAGACCACGTGTACTAAGACAGAATGATATTCCTATTTGGGCATCTAATCTTTGCTCGGAAATCTGTTTACCATCATCAGAAGATGAATCCTTTGTGTGTAACCTGGCATCTATGAATCTACTAAAAGCAGATGAGTGGATGGAAACAGATGCTGTAGAAACAATGATTTGGTTTCTTGATGCAGTAATGGAAGAGTATATTGAGAAGACTGCTGATATACAATTTATGCAGTCTGCAAATAATTTTGCAAAACGTTGGAGAGCATTAGGCTTAGGTCAACTTGGTTGGCATTCATATCTTCAATCTAAAATGATTGCATTTGAATCATTTGATGCACATCTATTATCAGTAAAGATTAGTAAGTTTATTGATGATCGTTCTCTTGAAGCATCTAAAGAATTAGCTATTGAGTATGGTGAACCAGAAGGTATGTTAGAAACAGGAGAGAGAAATCTAACAAGAACAGCAGTTGCTCCAACTACATCGTCATCTTTTATTCTTGGACAAGTATCACCATCTATTGAACCTTTAGCATCTAATTACTTTACAAAAGATTTAGCAAAAGGTAAATTTACCTATCGTAATCCATATTTAAAAGATTGTTTAGCTGCACATGGTAAAGATGATGAAAAAACATGGGTCGATATTCTAAAACATGGTGGATCAGTACAACATCTTGAATTTTTAACACAAAACGAAAAGGATGTATTTAAAACATTTAGTGAAATTACCCCACTATCTATTGTTCAACAAGCTGGTGCTAGACAGAAATACATAGATCAGTCACAGAGTTTAAATATTCTAATTCACCCAGATGTTCCAGCTAAAGATGTAAATGCTTTACTTATTGAAGGATGGAAATTAGGTGTTAAAACTTTCTATTATCAACGTAGTGCTAATCCAGCCCAAGAACTGGTACGTGATATTATGAACTGTGATGCATGTGAAGGATAGCAATAAATGAAATATTATTACATTGAGTGCGAAATTTGTGACGAGCAGTCTCAGATAACAGTAGAAAATTCTTCTCCAGAACCAGAATTTTGTCCTATGTGTGGTAATATAGCCATACCAAACTTCTTAGATGAAGAGGAAGAATTAGATTAAATTTTACTAAATAGTATTACTTACAACTAGGGTTAAGTAATATTATGTGGATTTTTAATGGTAACGAATTTAACCCAACTGAGTTTGATTTTGATAACTTGGTTGGGTTTGTTTATTGTATAACAGATTTAAGCAATAATAAAAAATATATTGGTAAAAAAGGGTTTTGGTCAAGAAGAAAACTAAAGCCGCTAAAGGGTAAAACCAGAAATAGAATTGTTAAGAAAGAATCCGATTGGAGAGATTACCATGGATCTAATGAAGAGGTAAAACTTCTTGTTGAAAATCATGGATCAGAAAGATTTAAAAGAGAAATACTCCGACTCTGCAAAAGTAAAGGTGAAATGTCTTACTTTGAAATGAAAGAGCAGATTGACCGTGAAGTGCTATTTAGCGACGAATATTATAATGAGTTTATAGGAGGAAAAATTCATTCTAAACACGTTAAAGGAATAGAAAATGTATGAATATAAATGCAAAGTACTAAGAGTGGTTGATGGAGATACTGTAGATGTTGATATTGATTTAGGTTTTGGAATAGTATTATCGGATGAAAGAGTTCGTATTATGGGTATTGACACTCCAGAATCACGTACTAGGGATAAAGTAGAAAAGCTTTTCGGTAAAGCAAGTAAACATAGACTTGAATCATTACTAGGTGAAACCGCCGTTCTAAAAACACAAATTAATAAAGATGGCGAAGATATGAAAGGCAAGTTTGGTAGGGTTCTTGGAGACTTTGTAACAGAAGACGGAAGAATGGCTACCGAAGTAATGATTGATGAAGGACATTGTGTTCCATATTTTGGTGGATCAAAGGAAGAAGTCCAAGCACAACATATGAAAAATAGAGAACGTCTTATATCAGAAGGTATTGTAACACAAGAACAAATAGACGAAGTTTCATAGGAGACTAATTATGAATGCTAAATTTGGAATAGGTGTTGTTATAGCAATTGTACTACAAGTAAGTGCATTTGTTTGGTGGACAGCACAACAAGCTCAAACTATTGAGACACTTAAAGGTGAAGTTGCAGAACTTACAGCTAAGAGTGAAATTGAAAAAGAAGTAACATTGCTTAATGACGTAAAACAGCTACAAAAAGATATTACAGAACTAAACGATAAAACATTAGAAGCAATACTTGAAACACATAATCGTATTGATAATTTAGGTCAACACGTAAGTAAACAAGATGAACTAATCAATAATACTTTTGCAAATCAAATGACAGAGTTTGAAGAAAAAGTACAAAATAGTTTTAATGTTGTTGAAGGTTGGGTTGATGAATTAGATACTTCTGTTGAGGATTTATATTTACATATAGATATTACTAATCAAGGGCTTGATAAAAAATTAAGTGATAGAATTGAAGATCATAAACATTAGGGGTTTACATTTGATTTAAAATATATTATATTAGTAGTGTAAAAAGAATCGGAAGGATCTAAAATGATTTACAGTCTTACAGCAGATATTACACATACTTCAAGTAAATCAGAGATTAAACAATTTGCAGAAGAACATGGATGCACTCTTTTAAAATTTAAAGCTTTAGAAAATAATCATCTTGTTACATTTTCTTCTAATAATTTGGATTATATTCAAGAGTTAACAGACCAACTTCAATTATCACACTCAAAAATAGTTTCACTATAATTGTTTACTTTTCTTAAAAAATATAGTATAATGGTTTTAGTTATAAAGAGGAATATATTATGATTATTATTGATTACTCCGGTGTTTCTATTGCTCCTATTATGATGGGACACGCCGGCGTAGATGAAAACTTAATTCGCCATATGATTCTAAATTCTATTAGAATGTATAGAAATAAATTTAAAGATAAATATGGCGAAATAGTTATTGTTGCAGACGGCGGTGGTAACTGGCGTAAAGACGTATATCCTGAATATAAAGCTAATCGATCTAAGAATCGTGAAGAGTCTAAGATTAATTGGGAAGAAGCCTTCCGAATTATTGGTATGGTTCGTGACGAGCTAAGAGATAATTTTCCTTATAAAGTTATTCACCAATGGGGTTGTGAAGCAGATGATGCTATTGCCGAACTCGTAAAATGGACACAAGAATTTGGTAATCATGAGGAAGTCATGATTGTATCAGCAGATAAAGATTTTAAACAACTTCAGAAATATAATAATGTAAGACAATATTCTAATATTACAAAGAAATTTGTAGATGAACCTAATCCTAGATTGTTTCTTGCAGAACACATCTTAAAAGGTGATGGTGGTGATGGAGTACCTAATGTATTATCTGACGATAAATGTTTAGTTGAAGGCCGCCGA